GGCCTTAGCCAGCTCCTGGTTACGCGTCTGGTCTCGCAGATCAATCCCGAACTTTCTCAGCCGCCTTTTAATAACCGAGCCATAGCCTTTTTGTAAAAGGCTGTTAAGCACCGGTTCTATACAGATCGGCCGAAAAGTTTTCGAGTTTTTTGGCACGAAGGTAAGTTTCCCGACAGAGACATCGACTGGAACGATCACCATTTCCCCACAAGGGGACGGTTTTCCTACAGCGTTAGTCCATAAGGGTAGCTCTTCCAAGAGCTCTCCCACAGTCGGTAGCAATTCTTCGCTACACGCCATTCTGGAAGACAGCTTACGACGAGCGTTAGCATGCCTTCCTTTGACATTAGTCGTCGCTCCGGGTCCAAAGAAGAAGTCAAGTTCGCTAACAGGCGGCAGATCACCGAGAACTTCCGTTATTTTTCGCTGAGCGTAGTGTAACACTGCGCTAACGTCTCTTTCGAGACACGGGAGCTCCAAGCGGTCATTCGTCAGTCGGCACTTCTCCTCAGCAGAAATAAAGGCTTTAACAGCCGCCCCTTTCTTATCATACCCAAGATCAAGAAACTCTTGCTTTTCAACAAGAGCCATGATCTGGCGGGCATAACAATAATCAGAGTAGTCGTAGCCTCTATCGTAATCGATAGTAGTCTCGATCACTTCGCGGAATCTTTCCTCTTGAACAAGCCCGTTTAGGTGCTTGCTCAGGGTTCCTCCGCTATCTGCACAGACTGAAGACATTTGCTTCACAAACAGCACATGCTGCTCGATCGGCCTGGTACGTATCCAAGACATGTTGTCTCCTTATGACAATCGTGTAAGGGGATTTAACCCCGAACTTGGTGGGTGGGTGCTAGTTAGGCACCACGAGACTAGTGAACAGGGCGGGACCCGGAAGCACAGAAGCTCCGAATGCCGAGCCGGCGGCAGTATTGGCGAGAACGCCAGTAGCTGTCGTTGACGACGCACCCTGTAAAATACCAATCAGCATCTTCAGAACGTTTGCCCTATCCGCAGTCGTGCTCCGCGAGCTCACGAACATCGTAAAGATGCCAGTGTTCACGTAAGCAACGGCCGGGGGGGCCACGTACCCTGAAGATGTTCCCGACGCACCGAGAGTCTCCATCACGGGGACTTCCAACTTCGCAGTAATCTTGTAGTCGCCCGACTTCAACAGCTCCGACGAGACTTGCAAACGCGGCTGCCCCGCAAGGGGGATACCAGCATCGTTCGCTCGCCAGTTCGGA